ATGAGTTCATGGCTAAATACAAGATTTAAGGAGGACAGCATGACACGAGTTGAAATTACAAAAGCAAGAAAGCTAAAAAGAAAAGATTTTAACAGAAATTATTTCAAGAAATACTGCAAGTTCTTAGGATACACAACATTAATAGCGGTTGGAATAATCGTATTTCTTCATTTGTGGGTAGGTGCAGCAAACCAAAATTATAACCGTTTAGAATACATTAGAAAGAATGATCCATTTTATGTTAAGTCTAATTGAAAATATGTTTGATAGTACAGAATTCGATGTGATAAAAAACACTGAATTAGTAGGAACTATTAAAATTTTGAATGGTAAATACCATCTTGTAGTTACAAACGGAATATATAAAAGCAGCAGCACACATCACAGTCTAGAGGATGCTTATGAAACTGCATTGGAGCTGCTGGAAAAATAAAAATGACGACTTAAAAAAGTCGCCATTCATAAAATAACTAACTAAATTATAGCATAAATTAGGGGAAAAGCAATGAGCAGACTATTAATAGATGAGCCACCTCTTCAAGTACTGCCATCACTTGCTAGAGAGATTGGTTTAAACGAGGCCATAATGCTTCAACAAATTCACTACTGGCTGCTTAAAAGCGGCAATGAATTTGAAGGTGCTAAATGGTTCTATAAGACATTAGAAGAATGGCAAACCGAATTCACATTCTGGTCAACGATGACTATCAGACGAACTCTAGGAAGTTTAGAAAAACAAAAAATCATTAAAATAGGCAATTTTAATAAAAAGAAATTTGACAAAACAAAATGGTACACAATCGACTATCAACGAGTGAACAGACGATGTGTTCAAAATGAACAGACGATGTGTTCAAATAGAACAGATGGATGTGTTCAAAATGAACAGACCAATACCAGAGACTACCAGGAGAGTACTACAGAGAATAATGTCCCCGAGGAGAAACCGCTCAAGGTTGTATGGACTGAGGAGACTAACCATATCATTGATTATCTGAATAAACGAACAGGTAAGAAATACTCTGTTAAGACTAAGAAGACGGCACAGCTAGTACATAAGTTACTGGATAATGGCTTCACAGTGGAAGACTTCGAGAGAGTGATTGACATCAAGTGTAAGCAATGGCTAAACAATGAGAAGATGAATCAATATCTCAGACCAAGAACGCTATTCAGTGAGAAGTTCGAGGACTATTTAAACGAGGCACCAGCTAGAGTGAATCAGCAAGAAGCTTCTGGACAATCAGTAGCAGATAAGATGAGAGCTATATTTGGCTCAGAATGGCAGGCTTGATATGAATCACTATGAACTAGAGAAATCAATCATAGCAGCATTGTTGAATGATTTTGACAAAGCGCAATCAACATATCTGCAAGCTGAGTGGTTTATGGATAACAATTTCAAAACGATCTTTGAAATATTGAATAATAACGGCAGCCGTCTAGATGGACTGATGGAGCTATTCGCTAAAGTGAGAGCTGAATTAAAAGATAAGACTATCGGATACGAGTATCTAATGGCCTTGCAGCAATCGAACGCGACTACAAGCGGATTGGACTATCTAGCTAACCAGCTACATCATGAGTATTTAAGAGCGAAGTTGGAGAAAGTAAAAGCAGAACACACAGAATTCCCAACTAAGCAGCTTGAAGCTGAGATGTTAGAACTATTGAATGCAATATCTAAGCTCTCACGCAAAAAGAATGTTGGTGATTTAGCTGAAACATTCGAGCAATTTGAGTATGAGCTTGAGCATGATATTGAAGACGGCATTAAGACATTCAGCGGATTAGATGCTGCTCTAGGAGGAGGCATCGGCCCTGGAATGCTCGTTACTGTTGGAGCTCGTCCATCGGTTGGAAAGAGCGCATGGACAATCAATCTTATTGATAGAGCTTTAAGACGAAATGAAGGCTTAAGAGTAGACTTATTCAGTCTGGAAATGAGCAAAAAAGAAGTATTCTCCAGATTTGTGGCAAAAATGACGACTTTAAACACATACTACTTACGGAAAATGAATAAGATGCTTAAAGATGGGGATAAAGAGCTAGTTAGAGCGACTATCGAATATTTCAAGCATAAAGACTTAAAAGTATATGATACAGTGTCTGAACTCAACCACATCCTTGGAATTATTAAAGAACGAGCTGCAGGGCAAGCACCAGGTAAATATTTAGCAGTCATCGATTACGTTGGTCTAATCAAGGTTAACAACAATCGTGATAGAAGGTTACAGATTGAGCAGATTACAAGGGAACTAAAGAACCTTGCTAATGAACATCAAGTGCCTATCGTTATCTTATCGCAGTTATCTCGTGGAGTAGAACAGCGCCAGGACAAATCACCAATTTTGAGTGATTTAAGAGAATCAGGTTCAATCGAGCAAGATTCAAATGTCGTTGGATTCTTAAGCAACGAAGAGACAGAAGAAAACCACGAAGGCTATCAACGAGTGAAGTTTTCTATCAAGAAGAACCGTGAAGGTGACTTGATGGATTCAACATTCAAGTTCTATAAAGCTCAAATGAATTTTGTGGAGGAATTTGAACGAAGATGAATGCAAGAGAGTTCGAAAACATTATGCAGGCGGAAGGATTAAAGACAACTCGAGCAGTAATGATCATGTTGCAAGAAGCAAAACAATGCCAGAAGAACATTAAGTCAATGAGCATGTATAAACATCTTCCGTATGCAGCAGCATACATCGAGAAGCAGAAAGAGCAGAAAGATAAGGCTATCTTGCAAGCGCTGGAAGTAGCTCAATTAGAGAAGCTGTACGGCTTCCGTCTGATTGAAGATAGAAACAGTGTAATAATAGCCACTTACCAATCAGCCGAACCACATAGCGACATTATGAGAAAAATTAGAAGCCATATAGAGATTATGGCCGAATTGGAGAGAGAGTATGGCATTTGTAATTAAAAATATGAATATGTACTTTAAGGAAATTAATGATTATAGCACTCTGAAGGGATACCTTGATAAAAAGCATCCAATGCACACAGCTGTATTTAAATTAGAGCAACGAGAAGCTATGACATTCAAGACTTATGGTGCTGCACAAAAATTCAAGAAGGAATATGGGATTCCTGGAAACATAATTGAAGTGGTTGCATCAACAAAACCATTCATAACGAACGAAAAAGATAAAAGTATAGGACGTAATAGATTAGATGCATTCTACGATTCAGCATTGAAGAAGACCAGGGAAGATATCGAAAAGATGATTGCTGATTCTGAGAACAATTTCAAGAACATGGCAAAGGATATATTAAGAGTTAGAACGACAACATTAATCCAGTTCTTACGTGATCCATATGAAATTGGTTGGAATACTCGCAACAAAATCATGGACAGATTAGAAGAATATTTTGAAGGAGCTGGGATTAAGTGAGTTTAGACAAAGAGCCAGAAGAGGTAATCAAAACAAGAGAAGCTCTGGAATATGTAAAGAAAAGACAAGAGCAGTTAGAAAAATCTCGCAGCAACAGCGCTGTTACCCATCCAAGCCACTACAGAGGAGTTAACGGATTAGAAGTATTTGATGTGATGGATAATTTTCTTCCGAAATACGAAAATGCGATAGATGGTTATCTAGTAGGCAATATCTTGAAGTACGTGCTGAGAGCACCTTGCAAAGGCAAGATGAATGAAGATTTGAGAAAGGCTGAAAAGCATTTGACGATGCTTATCAAAAGAACGGAGGGGAAATAATGAATACAGAAATTTTAAACAAAATAGCCGACTTTCTGAAGGTTAGCGTTGAAAAAGTGATTGAATTATATCCACGTCTAGCAACAGAGGCTGTATGGTACTCGTTAACACAGAATATACTTGGCTGTCTATTGGGTTTAGGAACTATAATCATATTTTTTATGTTTATAGATTTTATGAACTATAGTATGGGTTCATCTTGGGATGAAAGTGTTAAAAAAGATGCAGGAAAAAGATTGAAGGTGTTAATTAAGATTTTGATTGTTATAGGTGTATTAACATTGATAATTCTTGTAGTATCTCCATTCTTATATCCAGACATTGTATTTTTTCAACAGTTTATTAAGTAGGTGAGAATATGATTATTTCAGTACATGCGAATGGATTAAATACGAAATTTCGTGGCGCTCAGTTTTTAACGATAAAAGACGGCAAACAAATATGGTTTAGAGGAAGAGAAAAAACAAACGCAGTCTTTGTAGATTTGAGTAATAAAACTGTAGAAATAGAACTGATTATACATGATGGATTAGGTGTAACGTGCCCATTAGAAGTATATAAACAAGAAATTGAATAAATCGGAGGAATAAGGATGGATGACAAAAAAACAGGACTACTAACATATATGTTTGTAGCAGCATTAAGCTTAAGCATGATCTTAGCAATTATTAAATTAGTTGGAGTACCAATCACATGGTTTGCAGTCATACTGCCAGTGGCTACTTACTTAGTAATTATATTTTCGTTGATGTTAATTGGTTCAATCGCAGGGATTGTGATGTCAATCCAGAAGAACATGAGAGGTTAAGAAACGATGTAATCAATGAATTGGATGAAGAAAGCAGAGATTAAGTATTACAACAGATGTTCGATTTAAATAGGAGGATAACAATGAAAAATAAAAAACAAGACGTAAATTCGTTGGAAGAGTTATTCAAGGTAGTAAATGCATACAGCGGTTGGTTTGCTAATTTAGCTGATGAATTATCAAAAGTATTGGTTGATATTCAAACTTCTAAGAAAGAGGAAGATACATGGGAGATGGAGGTCCCGTATGAAGAGGTAGAAGAAATTTGGCTTCTTAATAGCTACGGACAGGCTCAAAAACATCATTGGAATAAAACAACATGGATTGATGGAAATTTTAACCAAGGAAACATCTTCCCAACCGAAGAAGCAGCCGAACTCGAAGCAAAACGCAGAAACCTACTAACACGATTCAGAGCATTTCGTGATGAGTGTAATGGGGATTGGAAGCCTGATTGGAAAAACCACAGAGATAGAAAATATTTTATTTCGTTTTCAGAAAAAATAAAGTTATTACTTTTTTACACAGGTACTAGTAACCATTTCCAACTATTCGGATTTTTCAAAAACGAAGAAGACGCAAAACGTGCAATCGACCTATTTGGTGACGAAATCATCGAGTTGTATGTGGAGGCTGAGTAGATGATTAAAACAAGAATATTAGATAAAAATCAGGTTGTAGCGAAAATGCAATTTGGTAGAGCAGTTCATCAATGGAACGGTGAAAGAATTGATATTTGTAGAAGTATGGACGGTACGAATATCTTTGTTGAGTACAAAGAGAAAATTGTTTGTTGGAGTGTAAAAGACATGATTAAAAAGTCGATAGAATTAATTGACGGTGAAAATTTGGAGGAGGATACTAAATGATTACAGTTTATTCTAAACCAAATTGCATCCAGTGCGAGATGACAAAGATGTGGCTTACTCGAAATAAAATTCAATTTGAGTCAGTGGATGTATCTGAGCATCCAGAGAAGCTAGAAGAAATTAAATTAAACGGCTTCCAGCAGCTACCAGTAGTAGCATTAGATGAACACTTCGATAATGCCTGGTCTGGATTCAATGTAGACAGATTAGAAGAATTAAAGGAGAGCTACTAATGGAAAGAATGGGTGCAGAGGAAAGAATGGTATTGAGATTGATTCCAAACAGCGACACTAGAAGAATTAATAGAGTGGATATCTCAAACATCACTAAACTATCAGAAAGAAGAGTGAAGAAGATTATCGACACATTAGTCAATCGCTATGGGATTGTGATCATCGGAGAACGGAACGGAAGAACAGGATATTATATTCCAGTAACGGATGAGGCTCGTAAGGACGGAATTAAGCCTATGAGATCTCAAGCAATCAAAGAATTCAATCGAGTGACTCGTATTCTTAAAGGTGATTTGAAAGCACACGAGAAATATCTATTGGAGGAAAAATGAACTTTTTAGATTTATTTGCTGGCATTGGTGGCTTCCGTCTAGGAATGGAAGCTGCTGGCCACAAGTGCATTGGTTTTTGCGAAGTTGATAAATTTGCAAGAGAAAGTTATAAAAAGATTCACAATACAGAAGGAGAAATCGAATTACATGACATTACAACAGTCTCAAACGAGTTCATTAAATCAATTGGACATGTTGACATTATCTGTGGAGGATTTCCATGCCAAGCTTTCTCGATTGCAGGAACTAGACAAGGATTCGAAGATACAAGAGGAACTTTATTCTTTGAAATTGCAAGATTCTCATCTATTCTCAAACCTAAAATATTATTCCTGGAAAATGTTAGAGGATTGCTCAGCCATAACAAAGGAGAAACATTCGAAACAATACTCAAAACGTTGGATGGATTGGGGTATGATGTGGAATGGCAAGTGCTTAACAGCAAAGACTTTGGGGTTCCACAAAACAGAGAACGAGTATTCATTATCGGACATCTTAGAGGAGAACATAGAAGAAAAGTATTTCCTATCACAACAAAACAAACGAATAACAGAATAATGCAATTAGGTAATATTATGAACACAACCAGCTTTGGAGGTAATCCACAGTGTGGAAGGATATACAGTATTAAGGGGTTATCTCCTTGTTTAAATACTATGCAAGGAGGAGGCAGAGAGCCTAAGATACTGATAGATGACAAACTAAGAAAATTGACACCAAAAGAATGCTGGAGGCTCCAAGGATTTCCAGACTGGGCATTCGAAAAAGCACAATCAGTAAATAGTAATAGTCAATTATATAAACAAGCAGGGAACAGCGTTACTGTTAATGTAATCAAAGCAATAGCCAAAAAATTGAAATGAGGGGAAAATAATGATTAATCATGTAGTAGTAGTTGGCAGACTTACTAAGAAGCCAGAACTTAAATTCACAGCGAACGGCACTAAATATACGCAGTTCAGCGTTGCAACGCAGCGTAACTTCAAGAACAAGAGCGGAGAATATGAAGCAGACTTTATTAATTGCCTAATGTGGCGCACGGCTGCAGAAAACTTTGTTAAATTCACAGACAAAGGCTCGCTGGTAGGAATTGAGGGAAGAATTCAAACACGGAGCTATGACAAAGATGGAAAGGCAGTCTATATCACAGAAGTATTAGCAGAAGGCTTCTCACTATTAGAGACTAAGAAAGTCGTGGAAGCAAGAAACAATCAGCCTGTATTCAGCAGCAATGAAGCTGAACCAATCGAATTCAGCGAGGATGACTTACCGTTCTAAGGGAGGAGTTAGATGAAGCTAGACACTAAGGCCACGATTGAAGGAATAACGAAGTATTAGAACATTACAAGACTCTCAAAAAGATTGCTGGAGAGAATTATGTGAGCAAGATTACAGCAGTATTCTCATTCGAGCCTAGAAGCTACACAGGAACTGTGCGCAATCCGATTGAAGATCATATCGTTAGACAAGAAACAGCCAGAAGTTACATGGACAAGATAGAACAAGCTATTAATAAAATACGTGATCCGTTTTATCGACAAGTTCTAATTGAGAAGTATGTCAAGAGTAACGTGAGTGACATTGCTATCTACATAGACTTGGATTACTCTTCGACTGAATTCTATAGGCTGCTTGATAAAGCCAAGATAGAGTTTGCCCATTATTACGATGGAGGCTCATTCTTAAAGTATGAAAAAGGAAAGAGTGTTAAAGATTTATTTGATTTCTTGGGAGAACTTTGAAAGTAATTTGAAAGTTTAAACAAAGAGAAACAAGTTATAATGTTAATATAGAAAAAGTAGGGAAACAAAGATGAAGCTGCGGAAACAGCCACATCAAAGCCAGTCCTGGGAAAAGGTGTATACACGTTAGCAGCATGGACGACTGATAACAAGTGCCGCATAGGAATTAATGGAGTGGTTCGAGTCCACTCGCGGCAATTCCCTAATAAACAACAAAACTGTCAAAAGAGCGTGCTGCAAGGTGCGCTCTTTAGTTTTTAGAAAGGACAAGCAGCATGAATTATGTGGAACCTATTCGAGATCCAGACGATGTGCAAGCTATGAAGGATTATCTGAAGGAATGGAACGAGCGAAACTATATGCTGTTCGTATTTGGAATTAATCTTGGATTAAGAATCAGTGACATTATTAAATTAAAAGCTAAGGATGTTCAAGGGCAGTATGTGAATATCAGAGAATTGAAAACAGGAAAGATTCTCAAAAGAAAGATGAACAAAGCTTTCAAAAAGGAAGTACAAGAGTACATCAAAGATATGAATCCACATGATTATCTTTTTAAAAGCAGAAAGGGAAAGAATAAAGCAATCACTCGTGAAGCAGCTTACTACATTCTGAAAGCTGCAGCGGAAGATATTGGCATTGAGAACGTTGGAACGCACACAATGCGTAAAACATTTGGATATCACCACTATAAAAATAATAAAGATGTGGCTATGTTGATGGTTTTATTTAACCACGCAAGCCCAGACATTACACTTCGATACATCGGAATTCAACAAGATCAACAGGATAAATCAATGGACGATTTCTACTTATAATGATGTTCAATTTAACATATTGAGATTTTGTAAATTCAAAATAAGAAAGTTAAAGAAACATTATTAAATCAATGAGTTCGAGCGTTGCTCGAATTTAACACAATATAAGATATGATAAATTCAGAGATATTCAAAGAATAATTAAAAAACGTTGATATGACAATAAAAACAAACAAAAAATAAGGGAAATTAAAAAATACCCCCTACCCTAAAAATAAAAGCACCCACATAAGGAGAAAATATAATGGCACGACCGGATAGAATTGGCCCCCACCGTATCGAATTTGAAAAGAATAAAAAGAGAATTCTTAAGACACAAAACGTTTGCGGTATCTGTGGAAAACCAGTTGATACAAAACTAAAATATCCACATCCGTTATCACCGGTAATAGACCACATTATACCTATCAATAAAGGTGGGCATCCAAGCGACATTACAAACCTACAGTTAGCCCACTGGACGTGTAACCGTGAAAAGTCAGACAAATTATTTAATAAAGTGAGAGAGCCAAAAACAATTATTGGAAATAGGAATTTACCACAGACTGTAGATTGGCAAAATTACAAGTTCAGTGAATGACGGGGGTGGGGTGACCTACCCTTGGTGGTTTTTGCCCTTCACGCAGTCACTGTACGTATTTTCTCGCGCGAAAAGTTAAAAAGGAGATTGAAAATGGCATATAAAGGAAAAGAGTACTTACAACGTAAACTTGCAATGTATAGAAGCAACGTTAACATGCTTTATGAATACTATGCAATGAAAAACCAAGATGCATCCAATAGTATAACTATGCCGGATAGTGTAAGGAACATGTACAAATGCGTTCTTGGATGGGCTGCTAAATCTGTTGATAGTTTAGCTGATAGACTAGTTGTTAGAGAATTTGTAAATGATAATTTTGGAGTAAATGAAATATTCAGAAATAATAATCCGGATATCTTTTTTGATTCTGTTGTATTATCAGCACTTATTGGTTCTTGTTGTTTTGTATACATTTCAAAAGATGAATTTGGAACACCACGATTACAAGTGGTTGAAGCAAGCAACGCAACTGGAGTTCTAGATCCAATTACTTTTTTATTAAAAGAAGGATATGCAGTTCTAAAAAGAGATGATTATGAGAATCCAATACTAGAAGCGTATTTCACAGAAAATGAAACAATATTTTATCCTAAAGATGGTGAACCGTATTCGATTGAAAATCCCACAGGAATTCCATTATTAGTTCCGGTAATTCATAGGCCAGATGCATCACGTCCGTTTGGTCGTTCAAGAATTACGCGTTCTGGAATTGGTTATCAGAAAATGGCGCAAAGAACATTTGAACGAGCAGAAGTTACTGCTGAATTTTACTCGTTTCCGCAAAAATATGCATCAGGATTAAGTCCGGATGCGGAATCGATAGATAAATGGAAAGCTACTGTATCAAGCTTACTAACTTTCACAAAAGATGATGAAGGAGATGCACCAAAAGTTGGGCAATTTACAGCAGCAAGCATGGCTCCTTTTGCGGAACAATTAAAAATGGCAGTTTGTGGCTTTGCTGGTGAATGTGGATTAACTTCTGAAGATTTGGGTTTTGGTTCAGATAATCCATCAAGCGTGGATGCTATCCGCGCTAGTCACGAAAACTTACGGTTAGCAGGAAGAAAAGCACAACGCTCAATTGGTACTGGATTGTTGAATGTGGCTTACGTTTCTGTTTGCTTAAGAAATGATTATAAATTTATGCGGCAAGAATTTGTCAACACAGAATTGAAATGGGAACCAATGTTTGAAGCTGATGCAAGCACATTAACAATGATTGGTGATGGTGCAATTAAGTTGAATCAAGCGTTGCCGGGTTACATTACTGCAGATACTGTTCGTGATTTAACTGGTATTAAAGGGGCGAATGTAGATGGAAAATGATATCGTTCCGGGACTACTGGATAAGATTAAGGAAGATTTTTTTAAGGCTGCTGAAAGTAACGCAGAATTAGAACGGTTACTATTGTTATTACAAAATGGAGAAGCAACATTTTTAGATGCTCATGAGTTTTCAACGATATTAGGAAAGCTTATAGCAAAATCACTTAAAGAAAATATTAGTAGCGCAGTACTTCCGGAAGGGAAAATGCATTACAACATAGCAGAAAGAATATTAAATGATATCTTAGGAACTAATCATAATATGGTTAGTTCCTATTCTGATAGAGTCCAAACAATCTTAAATCAAAAAGCAGATATCTTTTTGAATTCGATTAAACCTAAAATCAATCAAGATCGCATTAATGGAATGATTAACAGATTGTCTTATGAAGAAAATTTTGACGATGTTGCATGGATGATAGATGAACCGGTTGTAAACTTCAGTAATAACGTTGTTGATAAATTCATCAAAGCTAATGCTGAATTTCAATATAAGGCAGGTTTGTCCGCAAAGATTATTAGAACATCCACTGGTAATTGTTGTGAATGGTGCGATGCAATAGCAGGAACTTACACTTATCCAAACGTTCCGCAAGATTTGTATAGAAGGCATAAAAATTGTGATTGTGTGGTTGAATACTTCCCAACGAAAGGTTCAGAAAATTACGGGAAACGCCAAAACAGTCACACAAAGAAATGGGAAAATCTTTAAAGGGGGAATTGAATGGCACGTACTAGAAAGAAATTTGGAAATCAACTTCCAACGCAAGCGGTTGTTCTTCCTTACGTTAAGAAGCGCTCATTATTCAAAGAAGCAATAGAAATTTATGAGAAAACCGGCCTTTCTAGTTATACATGGCAGCAAAAGTTACTTGAATCAATTATGGCTACAGATAAGAAAGGGCTATGGGTTCATCAGAAATTTGGTTATTCCATTCCACGACGGAACGGAAAATCAGAAATTTTATATATGTTGGAATTGTGGGGCCTTGAAAAAGGTTTGAACATGTTGCACACTGCACATTTGATTAATACATCTCATTCATCTTTTGAAAAAGTGAAACGCTACTTAGAAAAGATGGGATATGTTGATAAACAAGATTTCAATTCAATACGTGCTAAAGGTCAAGAACGAATTGAATTGTATAAATCCGGTGGAGTGCTGCAATTTAGAACAAGGACTAAATCCGGTGGTTTGGGTGAAGGATTTGATTTAATGATTATCGATGAAGCCCAAGAATATACAACGGAACAAGAATCTGCATTGAAATACACGGTTACAGATAGCAGTAATCCATTAACTGTAATGTGTGGAACACCACCAACACCGGTATCAAGCGGAACAGTATTCACTAAATATCGTGATAAGTGCTTATTTGGTGAATTGAAATATTCCGGATGGGCGGAATGGTCTGTTGATAGTGAAAAAGAAATTAGGGATGTGGATGCATGGTATCATTCCAACCCGTCAATGGGCTACCATTTGGATGAACGTAAGATTGAAGCTGAATTGGGGCCGGATAAACTAGACCATAACATTCAACGTTTAGGATATTGGCCGGTATATAATCAAAAATCCGCTATTTCTGAAACGGATTGGAACGAACTTAAAGTTGACGAAATACCAGTATTTAAAGGCCCGTTATTTGTGGGTATTAAATACGGTCAAGATGGAACCAATGTTTCACTTAGCGTAGCGGTTAATACAGATAATGGGGATATCTTTACCGAAGTTGTAGATTGTCAATCAGTCCGGAATGGAAATGGATGGATTGTTAAATTCTTGAAAAATACCAAGGTTGCACAAATTGTTATTGATGGCGCATCCGGGCAAAAAGTACTTTATGATGAATTAAGAGATTTCAAAATTAAAAATGTGGTACTTCCAACGGTTAAAGAAGTGATTGTTGCAAATGCATTGTGGGAACAAGGGATTTACCAAAAAACAATCTGCCATGCAGGCCAACCATCACTTACTAAGATTGTAACTAACTGTGATAAGCGGAATATCGGTTCAAATGGTGGCTTTGGCTACCGTTCGCACTTTGATGATGTAGATATTTGCTTAATGGATAGTACTTTGCTGGCGCATTGGGCTTGCGCAACTACTAAGCCTAAGAAAAAACAAAAGATTAGTTATTAAACTAAAAGTCACTATTTAAATAGTGGCTTTTTTTAATAAAAAAATTACTGTACGCGCAGGAAAACGCGGGAAAGGGGACATTTATATGTCATTTAAAACAATTGAAACGCAGGAAGAATTAGATCGAATTATTGGTGAACGTATCAAGCGTGAGCGTGAGAAATACGCCGATTATGAGAATTTATCGGAACGTGTGAAGAAATTGGAAAAAGAAAAAGCTGATTTGCTTAATGCAATTGATGGTAATAGCCAATTATTACAAGAAAAAGATGGAGTTATTAGCGCTAAAGACTCTGAATTGGCTGAATTACAAAAAATCAATGATAGTTTTAAGAAAACTCAGCTTAGAACACAAGTTGCAGTGCGCAACGGAATTCCATACGACTTGGCCGAACGACTTCAAGGTGACGATGAAGAAAGCTTGCAAGCAGACGCAGAAAGATTATCTGCACTTATCAAACCAAAAACAATCGTTGCACCTATGAAAGATACGGAACCAGTTGTTGGAGATGAGCGCACCGCATCCATGAAACAAATGTTAAAAGATTTAAGTTTAAATTAAAGAAAGAAGGATAAATATATGACAGACACAAACACATTACAAGCAGGAACATTATTTTCACCAGAATTAGTAAATGAATTGTTTTCAAAAGTAAAAGGAAAATCTGTATTAGCTAAAGTATCTAATCAAGATCCTATTCCACAAGAAGGATTAGAATACTTTGTGTTCGATATGGAAGGAAATGCGCAAATTATTGGTGAAGGCGAACAAGTCAAAGCTGGTAAAGCAACTGCAAAACCTAAAGTTGTTAAACCTTATGAAATCGTGTATCAATCACGCGTTTCAGATAAATTCTTAAAAATGAGTGAGAAAAAGAAAATTAACTTGTTAGAAAAATACAACGAAGGATTTTCTAGAAAAGTTGCGGAAGCAATGGACATCGCTGCTATTCATGGTTTAGAGCCAAAATCTATGAGTGATGCATCTTTCCGAGCAACGAACTCATTTGATGGAGTTGTATCTTCAAACGTTGTGGATTACGAAAAGGCTAAAATTGAAGAAAATATTAATACTGCAATTCGAGCGTTGAAAACACTTGGTGGACAAGCAAACGGTATTCTATTTTCTAATCAAGCTTCAGAAGCTATGTCAGAAGTAAAAGAAAATAATGTTGTTAAGTATCCTCAATTCCAATTTGGACAAACTCCGGAAGTGTTTGCTGGAATGAAATCTGATGAAACCAAAAATATGGTTGTAACTAGTGGCACCAACACTGCTGAGAAAGACCATGTTATTGTAGGGGATTTCGAAAATAGCTTTAAATGGGGTTATTCTGATCAAGTAAAATTAGAAGTTATTATTTACGGTGACCCAGACCAAACTGGACGTGATTTAAAAGCTTACAATGAAGTTTGCTTACGTGCAACAGCGCACATTGGATGGGGAATCCTAGATGAAAAAGCATTTGCACGCGTAAAAGAAGCGTAGGGCTTTTATCATGAAGTATAGAGAAAAAAATACCGGTGCCATTGTTGAAACTGATAGCGTGCTATCCGGTTCATGGGAACCAGTAGAAGAAAAAAAGAAAAATACTAAGACCACTAAAACCACAAATAAAAACGTAAAGGATGATGAATAGTGAAGTCATTTGCTACTATCGATGACTTGCAAAAACTGTGGAGAAATTTACAACCAACTGAAACGGAACGTGCAAAGGCTTTGCTTGATGTTGTATCAGATATGCTTCGTGAAGAAGCATATCGATACAATAAAGACTTGGATAACATGGTTCAAGAAAGAGTAAGCTTTGGAAATGTGGTTAAATCCGTTGTAATCGATGTTGTAGCAAGAACGTTGATGACATCCACTGAACAAGAACCAATGACACAATTTAGTGAAAGTGCGCTTGGTTATTCTGTAAGTGGTTCATTTTTAGTTCCGGGCGGTGGTATCTTCATTAAGAATTCTGAAATCAAACGTTTAGGCTTGAATAAACAACGAATTGGAGTGATTGAACCTTATGGAAATTAAAGGAATTACAGTCACTCTATATCAAACTGTCAAGACTGGCAGCGATGGATTTGGAGCTGACATCTTCGAAGAGCAGGCTGCTCAAGTAGAGGATGTCCTTGTTGCTCCTGCTAGTGCCGATGATGTTATTAATTCAGTGCAGCTCGAAGGAAAGAAAGCAGTCTACCTGCTTGGTATTCCTAAAGGGGACACTCACGAATGGGAAGATAAGACTATTGAGTTCTTCGGTAAGAAGTTCCGTTCATTTGGCCCTGTCCAGGAAGGGATTGAGGAGCTAGTTCCTACTCGTTGGCATAAGAAGGTGACGGTGGAAAGATATGAGTGATTTCAAGTTTAAACTGAATAGTAAAGGTGTTCGAGATATGCTGCGCTCAGAAGAGGTGCAAGCAATGCTCAGAGAACGCGCTGAAGCAATAAAAGGGAGAGCTGGAGATGGATATGAAGTATCTACTTTCACAGGGAAAACTCGTGCCAATGCGAGTGTTAAAGCTACCACCGTAAAGGCAATCAAGGACAACAAGAAGAATAATACTCTACTAAAGGCGGTGAGATGATGATTCTTGAAGTAATCCGTAATTTCTTAGCTACTAAGCTTGATTGCAAAATAGTCATGGAACGCGCAGCTAAGATGCCAGATAAGTTCGTATTAATCGAACAAACTGGAGGGAGGAAGAGAGAGCATCTCAAGTCTTCAACTATTGCATTTCAGAGTTATGATTCAAGTCTGTACAAGGCTGCACAGTTGAATGAAGCAGTTAAGGCGGCAGTTGAGATGTTAGTCGAACTAGATGATGTATCTAGTGTATCGCTTAATAGCGACTATATTTACACAGATACGGAAAGTAAAAAATATAGATATCAAGCAGTATTTGATATCAAACACTATTAATTGAGAATTGTGATGGCAGAAAATAAAAACGATGTAACCAAAGTCACGACAGCAAAGCCTAAAGTCGGCGGTGCCGTGTTTGTGGCGCCATTAAAAACAGCATTACCAGAAGATGCAAAATCTGAATTAGATGCAGCATTCAAAAATCTTGGATATATTTCAGAAGATGGAATTAAGAATGAAAACACAGCATCTACTCAAGACATCAAAGCATGGGGCGGTGCTGTTGTTAATTCGTCGCAAAAAGACAAGACAGATAAATTCAAAATGACATTTATCGAGGCTTTAAATATTGATGTTCTTAAATTCATTTATGGAAAGTCAAATGTTGAAGGATCTCTTGAAACAGGTATCAAAATTAAAGTAGGTTCAGATGAAGCTGAAGAGCAAGCAATGGTGATCGATTCTGTGTTAAAAGGTGGCTACTTGAAACGAGTTGTCATTCCTATTGCTAAATTGACTGAGATGGGTGAAATTGAATACTCAGACTCTAACACACACGGTTATGAAAGTACTGTATCTGCATTCCCAGATACCGATGGATTCACTCACTACGAATATATTTCAAAGAAGGGGTAATTAAATGATTACAGGAACAACAGAAGCAGGATTCAATTACAGTCTATCTAAAGAATTGCTTGAGAGTTACGATTTTTTAGATGCACTTTCAAAAGTCGAAAAAAGTGTGTTATATCTTCCAGATTTGGTAGAGCTACTCTTTAAGGATGAGGCTAAAGCATTCATTGATAGCATGCGTAATGAGCATGGACTAGTCTCAAAAGATGATGTAGTTACTACTATCAAGGCACTTTTCGGAAATGAAGAATTAAAAAAATCTTAATCCTCGCTAAAATGATAGCGACTGATGAAGACGCGCTTATCTGTGATCTTGCTGAAACATATCAAATATATGATTACAGACGGCTGCCATTAAAAATGGTGGCCGTTTTTTCTTTTGGTCTGAGAGAAAACTCCCGAATCAAAATGAAGATGAATGATATCGAAGTTCCGTTTGAGACTATGCTGCTCGCTGGAATACAAGACAAGTTAAACGTGTTGATATGGCAGCAGACAAAAGATGGCATGAACGGTCGCAACTATCCTAAGTCAATGGTTGCTACATTGATAGGCTCTCAAGAAAAAGCAAAAACAAGTGACTTAATTGGATTTGAATCAAGCGAGGACTTTTTAAAAGAAAGAGAGAAATTGTTAAGAAAGGAGGATGACTAATGGCGACAGAATTAGGAGCTGCTTATGTTCAGATTGTTCCATCAGCACAAGGAATTAAGGGAATGATTCAGAAAGCCCTGGGTGCAGAAGTATCCAGCTCTGGAGAGCAAGCAGGAACAAGTTTCATGAGTGGGTTTAAAGGTGTAGCCTTGAAAGCCGCTGCAGCACTTGGAATTGGTGCGGCTATTAAGAGTGGTATATCTGCTGCACTAAATGAAGGAGCTGCCTTGCAACAATCATTAGGTGGTATTGAAACACTATTTAAAGGTAGTGCGGATATCGTTAAAGGGTACGCAAAAGAAGCATACAGAAGTACTGGATTATCTGCTAACGCATATATGGAAAATGTTACAGGATTTAGTGCAAGTTTGCTTCAATCATTAGGTGGAGATACTGCGAAAGCTGCAGAGGTGGCCAACATGGCAATGATTGACATGGCCGACAACTCAAACAAGATGGGGACTTCAATGGAAAGCATCCAGACGGCTTATCAAGGATTTGCTAAACAGAACTATACCATGTTGGACAACTTAAAACTTGGTTACGGTGGTACAAAAGAAGAAATGCAGCGCTTATTAAAAGACGCAGAGAAGCTCACTGGAACTAAATACGATATCAACAATCTGAATGATGTGTATCAAGCTATTCATGCTATACAAGAAAATCTAGACATCACTGGAACCACGGCAAAAGAAGCATCCACTACTTTCACTGGTTCATTTAACGCGATGAAGGCTGCAGCACATAACTTGCTCGGCAATTTGGCACTTGGAGAGGATGTAGGGCCATCTCTAAGAGCATTAGTAGATACTGCGAAGACATTCCTTGTAGACAACTTCTTGCCAATGCTCTGGAATATCGTTAAAGGTGTGCCAGACATTCTAAAATCAGCTTTTGACTTGGCCAAAGAAGCTATAGGAGAGAACTTGGGTTCAATAATGGACTCAGTGCCAGGCTTGCTACAAATGGGGCAAGATATGATCATGGGAATTTACAACAGCGCTCTTGCAGCAATCCCAGAGCTGCTTAACATTACAAGTGATATCGTTAATGGACTTGTTGAGTCGTTTATGCAGAACTGGCCTTCAATCTTCCAAGCTGGTATAGATTTTGTGTTCAAATTAATTGATGGATTGGTTCAAGCAGCTCCAGGCATATTACAAGCTGGAATTGATTTAATTTCATCGCTGCTACAAACAATCTACAGCAATGCGCCTCAATTTATTAATTCTGGATTTGAAGTTATTCGTAACCTAATCAGTGGAATTATCCAGAGAATTCCAGACATAGTGAACACAGGGATCAATATGATTACTAATCTAGTTACTACAATCTGGAATAACTTGCCTCAAATTTTAAACGCTGGTGTTCAAATTATATCTAGTTTAATCAAAGGTATAGCTCAAATGATTCCAGAAGTACTCGGAAAAATAGTGAATATGGGTGGCGAGATTGTTTCAAACTTGAGCCATATTGACTTATGGTCGGCAGGTAAAGCTATTATCGATGGATTTCTAGGCGGTATCAAAGCAGCATTCGAGGGTGTTAAGAATTTTGTTGGCGGAATTGCTAACTGGATTGCTGAACACAAAGGCCCAATCAGCTATGATAGACGATTATTAATCCCACACGGAAATGCAATCATGGACAGCTTACAGGAAGGATTACAGCTCGGATTTAAAGGTGTTAAGGCTACTGTTCAAGCTATCGCAGAAGGTATTAACGAGGTAGTAGACAAGTATCTGGATGATCAAGTATTCAATGATGTTGAAATCGGCAGCAATGTCGCTGTGGCTGGTGGAATCCAGTTATCTAAGCAACAAGCTGCTCAAATGAGCGCATGGAAGCCAGAACAATACAAATACGATACAGAAACGGATAATCAAGTGGTAGAAATTCACACTACAGTCGAGCTTGATGGCAAAGTTGTAGGAAAACAAATTACACCTTATGTAACAGACGAACAAACGAAACATAATAGACGAGAACAACGGAAGAGAGGTGAGCGCTAATGTTTAGCTTTAAGGTTAACGGCCAAGAGCTTGGCGATTTATTAATTATTAATAATATTGATTTTGGATTCAGTCCAAGCATTAGCACCACTTCTAATAAGTATGTTCTTGCGGATGGTGAGCGATTTATTCGTAGACGATTCGGAAAACGAGTGATTAAAGTTAAATTCACTCTTTTAGGTGATCGCATTGAGAAGAGCAAGATTGCTCTTCAACGTGCGCTGCTAGTTCCTGGATTGAGCCGCTTTGAATTCGGTTATCAACCAGACGTGTATTACGAGGGTATCGTTGCTGGAACTACTGACTACAATCTGGTTACATTCAGATACTCAGAAGGTTCATTTGAAATTCACTGCTTCAATCCATTTGCCATCTCAAAAAATGAGAAGGCTGCTAGAAGAGAATCGAATAAGCTTATTTTCAACAATGAAGGTACAGCTCCTGTTTATCCAATTTACAAGTTCACAGCGGAGAAAGCGTACAAGATGATATCTTTCACGCATCCGAACGGAAAAGTAGTTCAGTACGGTTACGAGAATGGCCCAGCAGTGATTAACACTAATGATTTAGTAGTGTTTGATAGCGCTGAAAACAAGCTTACTGTCAACGGTGAACGTAAGTACATCAATGCAGCAAGCCAAGTGTTCTCTATCCAACCTGGAATTACAGAAATTGCCATTATTGGCGATGAAAATAAGATTCCAGTCGTAGATGCTACATTTAAGGAGCGGTGGATATGATAACAATTACAAATAGACGATACGAAACACTCTGCCAGTTAAGCTTTGACTTAGCTGGCGGTTTGATTGCTTATGATGATTGGTTTGAGCAAGATCTAGATACTGGAGTTGGAACCTATGAGTTTACAGTCGATAAGGACGGCAATCCAGAGATTGAGAAAATCATCAATGGCTGTTATGTATTCGTTATGGATGGAAATCAGACACGAGGCTTCGAGATTGTATCGATTGAGCAAGATAACGACAGCAAGACATTCTACTGTGAAGATGGTGGATTAGACTTGCTTGGAGAAACAGTATGGCCACTAGATGGTACTTCTAGAACTCTCAAAGAGTACTTTGCTGCTGCTTCCTTAGATTCTGGCTGGGAAATCGGAGTGAACGATGTTCCAGATAGTAGCAAGAGAAGTATTAAGGTTGAGAGCTTCGAGACTGCCGTTAAACGCATGAGAAGGATTGCTAAAGCATTTGATGTAGAGCTGAGCTTCAGCTATGAATTTGTTCATGGGAAAGTACATCGTAAATTAGTGAACTTCCATAAACGAATTGGAGAGGATAAGAAGATTCGTCTAGAATATGGAATCAACGTGAGCAAGATTACTAAAAAAGAAAGTATTGAACATCTTGCTACAGCGTTACGAGCGCACGGTGCAGACGGATTAACTTTACAAGGATATAAATACAACGATGGTCGATACTGGGTTGGTGGAGACACTCTTCATGATATCTTAGAAGGAAAACGTTGGAGCCGTCATGATAATGTCGAGCGTGATGGTGGTTACATCGTAGATACTTACCAAAGTGAAGCTAAGACTCAAGAAGCACTCTTTAAAGAGACGATGCTACAACTCAAGAAAAGAGCTTATCCAGAGGCTACTTATGAAGTAGATATCACTCTACTCCCTGAAGGGACATCCATTGGTGATAGTGCCTCTATTGTGGATAATGACTATCAACCAGCTATCCAAATTGAAGCTCGTATCTCTAAATTGAAAAAGCAGCTATCACAGCCTAATGTTGGGAAAGTAACTATTACTAACGTGGTTGAAAATCCAGACACAATCTCTGAGAGAGTGCAACGTTTGAGTACGTTGATAAAAGAACGATTGTTTGATTTTACAGAGGTTCCATTTGTAATGACAATACAATCTACTGACGGTGTAGTATTCCAAAATAGCAATATAGCAACTAAATTAATTGCTAATGTAAGCAAGATGGATATTCCAATGAATAATCGTTTTTCATATCGTTGGAAACGCGTAAGCAAGTATGGATCAGACGATGTAGCATGGAATGAGCAACATACAAGTGGCAGCAACGAATTGTCAGTTACTGTTAACGATGTTGATAAGGAAGCCTCATTTATATGTGAAGCAATGGAAGGTAATCAAGTTGTTGCAAGTAGCTCTATTGTTATCAAAGACTTCATTGTTAACAAGTCAATAGGGCCAACTCCACCAACCAATCCTAGTCCTGGAGATTTGTGGACTGATACGAGCATTCCTGGAAAGGATGTTCCAAAAATTTACACAAATGGTGAATGGAAGCCTGTTTTAA